ACCTTCTGAAGCAATGATTCTTCTTTCATTCTTCGTCCTCCTCTGGATACTCCTCTAAGTCTGCTCTGTCCTCATCAGTCTCGATGGCAGTGTGTGCCGCCTCCCAGTCCCGTTGAATCTGGCGCAGGCGCTCTTCCTCTGCGCGTTGCTCTGGGGTGATAGCCTTAAACTGCTTAATCAGTTCGGCCTCCATGTCGTTCATCAGGTCGCCCATGTTGTTCATGCTGTCACCTCTTTTGCCAATATCGCTTGTAAGCCAGCCAACAACTGCTGGGCTTCGTTACGGGTTAAAACGGTGTATGCACCGCCACTCTTTACGCCAATCTTGAGCCACGCGCCCCCATCGTCCCACTCGGTGACGGATACACGGGACTGGTCTTCTGTGTAAATAGTGATGTCAATTTCGTTTGTCATAGCGATTCGCTTTCTGTTCGGTTGTGATTGGGTTATTGGGGGGGCTTGCGCCCCCGTGATTTCAGAAGTGTGGGTTGCGGTCATTGTGATGACCGTCAATCATTGACCAGCACTTCATCTTCCAAGAGCCAGTGTTGCCACGGCGGTAGAATACCTGACCCTCTGTTGTTGTGATTTTCTTCATAGTCTTGCTGATGGTCTTGATATAACCACAGGGGTATGAGTCGCCGTTAAAGTAGTAGGACACGGCATCCGAATGGGCTGGTGCTTTGATGACATCGAAGCGTGGGTAACAACCGTCACCAGCGTCGGTGGCGATGTAGTCCACGCCCTCGAAGCGGCTGGCGGCGTCTGCCACCTCTTGAGCCTGCTCAAAGGTTTTGAAGTCGTGGCGTGATACCCAACCATCTGCACGTTGCACTTGGTCGCTGACTTCCACAACGATGACGTTGACTGGGGCGTGGGGGTTTTGCTGTGTCTTGAAGAAGTTCATAATTCGCTTTCGTTTGATTGCCCAACTGCGTTATTGCTGTTGGTGGTGTAATTCTAGCATAAACAAACTGGGGGTTGTGAACCCCCTTTTTGTAGGTGCTTACCCTAACGCCACCTCCACCACTTTTGGGCGTTGGATGATGGTCTGTTTGACACCGTCGTACAGGGTGTGTTCCTTGACGCTGGCTTTAATGGTTTTGGTCTCACCCTTCAAACCAATGTCGGTCAAGCCCTTGTAGGTCAAGACGTTACCCTGCTCATCACGAGCAATGTGGATAAAGTTAGTACCGTAATAACCTTCAATTTTAACAATGCGGTCGATAGTGATGGTCAGGGTGACCTTGTCGCCCACGTTGCCAATGTACTCGCTGGTCAGACGCGTAGCCTCTTTGCGGTCTATGGTGGCGAAGCAGGACTCGGTAGCCTCGGTCTGCTTTTCGGACAGGGTTCCCCAATAACCCAAACGCTCAATCATTGAGCGCAGGAAGTCATTCTCGCCCGTGTAAGCGTCCAGACGTGCCGCCAAGGCGCTGTTTTCTTTGCGCCATGCCTCGGTAGCCGCCGCACGCTCAATGGCTCTAGCGGCGTGCTGTTCATCAATCCAAGCCTTGCGGGCTTCGCGCTTCTTCTCTGCACGCTTCTCAGCACCCTCTTGACGACGTGCGCGGGTGTGGTCGGCGCGAACCTTCTCAAAGTTCTCAATGCCTCGACCAGTCTTAGCCACGCAATCGCAACCCACCTTGAACTGACGTGCGCCAGCGATGGAGCCTTTAATCCAAAACTCCCAACGAATGCCAGTACCGCAATAGTCACAGCAACCGCCAGCCTTGCTAGTGCCGTCAGGCAAAGCAAACACATTCTCTGTGACGTGGGTGCAAGAGAAGGGAGCCTTGCCAAGATTTGCTTTTTCAAATGGGTGTGTCATGGTGTGTCGCTTTCGTTTGTGACCTGCTTATTGCAGTGAAGTTAGTATAACATCAAATTAAACCATGCAACTTGTAGGTGTTTTCCCTAACCCTCAACTACCCACCCAGCAAACTCCCCCATCCGAAAGAACTGCTTGGCATCCGCGCCCAGCATGGCAGGGTCAAAGGGTATCTGCACTCCAGCAAGGCTCATCTCCTTAGCCAGCACGTCCTCTGGCTTGGCTCCCTGCTGTAACTTGAATTGCATCGTAAGACGCTTCAGGACTGTCGCAAAGTACCCGCCGTGGTCACAAACCTTGTCCACCACTATTAGCGCCCCTCCTTCACGCAAATTTGCTCTGAGGCGGTCTATGACCCACTGTCGGTCATGCACTGGGATAAACATCATTGTCAAGAAAACAATGCACACCTGAGCAGGGTACTGAGTTGTGCGAATATCGTCCTCTATGATGCTGACGTTGTCATGATTCCCAAAACGATTCATAAGCACCTTAACCATAGTCGGGCTTTTCTCAAGCGCCAGCACTTCGGCGTTACGCTCTCGCAGGAGGGGCATCAACTTGTCAATCATGTTGCCCGTTGATGCGCCTACGTCCACCACGTTGCCTCCTTCGGTAAGGTAATTGCGCGTGATGTACACCACCGCGTCGGTCACCATGTCATACCACGGCAACTGCTCACGCACATGGGCATCAAAGCCTGCGGCAATCTCTGGTGTCTCAAACGTCCATGAACTCATAAGGGAAACCTCTTTGCAATCTCGTAGATGACTGGGATGGTGACGGTACGACCGCATCGCTCGTAACGCTCTGCGTCACTGACTGGCGTGCCATCCTCGTAAAACTTGGTGAAGTTATCGGGTAGCCCCTGAAGACGTTCGCACTCCAGCGGGGTAAGCCTACGCAAGCGTTCGCCAACAATGACGCCATGCCTATCCTGAGCCGTCAACGTGAACGCTGGCTCGTTGTGGTCTTTGACACGACGACCGTTTTGTCTCTTCTCTTCTCGGTGGGGCGTCAACACTGGGCGTACCTGCATCACAGCACCGCGCCCCTGATTGTTTTGAATACCCTTCCAGTAGTGACCGTCGAGCGTAGGGAACACGCTCTTGAACTGCATGACCTTACCAGTCACAAAAGGCATGAGAACAGGTCGTCCTGATTCGGGTTCTCCTCCTCGAACTTCTCCTTGCGTTCCTTTTTCTTTTTCGAGAACATCTTTTGAAACGCAGAGTCCGAGAGGAAATACTTGGGGTCGGGGTCGGTCTCTAAGATGTCCGACAACGAATACCCGCTCCCTATGTTGCGGGACTCCGAAATTCTGGCTGTTAACAACTTCCCATTGAACGTCGTACCCCAGTTCATCAAGACTTGAGATGATGACAGCAAAGGTTCTTCCCCCATCGTGGTTGAGGAGTCCTTTGACGTTTTCAAGGAAAACATAAGGTATTCGTTTGTCTCTGAGAACGCGACAGATTTCAAAAAAGAGAGTACCGCGAGTATCTTCTGTCGAGAATCCAGAGCGCTTTCCAGCAACGCTGAAAGTCGCGCACGGGAATCCGCCGCATAGAAGGTCGGCATCGGGGATGTCATCGGGTCGAACAGTTCTAATGTCTCTTGGGTCAGGTTGGTGTCCGAAGTTCCGCTCATAAATTCTCCTTGGCTTTTCTAGTATTTCGTTTGCCCACACGCACTGGTGTCCCGCCTGCTCCAAGCCAAGACGGAACCCACCAATGCCTGCAAACAACTCAATGAATCTCATTGAGGCTTGCCTTCCATTCTTAGGTGCGCCATAAGCAGACTAAGGTCTTCAGACTCTATTGGAAAATTACAGTTGTAATTTTTTGCCTGCCACAACTCAATTTCGTTCAAGACGTAGGCGTAACCCGCGTCAAAGCCCTTGATGTAGTCAGACATCATCGCCTCGCTTGGAGGGCGCTTACAGCCCTCATGGGCTTTTGTGAAGGCGTCAAACTGAGCCAAGATGTCGTCGATAGGCACAGGCATCTTGACTGCCTGAGTCCATCCGCAATGCTTGCACTCAATGCGCTGAGTTCTAGCGTTTTGGACGATGTGGTCGGTGTTCATGCTGTCTCCCTTGCTTCCTTGCGACCGCGCTCCACAAAGTAACGTGCATCGCTCTGGTCGTTGATGTGTTCATCTTGAAGCATCTTGCGGATGCCCTCCGCCACTGCCCGCGCCTTATCGGCGCTGTTGGCTTTCTCGTAACGATACCCTGCGTTGATGTAATCTGCTTGCGCGTGTTTCATAACCGATTCGCTTTCGTTTTGGTTATGGGGGCAAGCCCCCGTTTGGTTTATTGGGTGTTCATGTGTTTAACAAACAGGTCAGCCATGATTTTGGCTTGAGCCTTCCAGTGGGCGCTGTTGGAATTCTGACCATCCCATTTAAATTCGGCAACAATCAAATCCATACCCTCCTGTTGACAGAACGCTGTAACGCGGTAATAAGGGGCTTCAAAGTCGCCGTCCCGTCCGTCACACCCTTGTTCAAAGACTGGTGTTTGAAAATCGCTAAAAGTAAGTTTTGTCATTTGGTTTTCCTTCGCTGTATGCCCCCGAAGGGGCGGGTTGATTAACGTGATGTGACCTTGACAGAGAACACCGCAGTGGTCTTTGTGTGACGGGCAATCTGCTCGGCAGTCGCGCCCAACTCAGCCAACAAGGCTTTGTTGTCGACCACTGAGCGGTTGGATTCGATGTAGGTTGCTTTGAAGAGGTTGCCCTCAACAACTTTGTCGCCACCAGCAGAGGCGGTGTCTTTGATGTTGTCTTTGATGGCGTCGGCTTGCTTAGTCAACTCAGCAATCTGAGCCAAGAGGTTGCCGAGTGTGTCTACTGCTGTGAACTGAATGTCGTTTGATTTCATGATTCGCTTTCGTTTAGTTGCCTGACTGCCTGATTGCTGTCAGTGATGGTAGTTTAATCTCAAATTAAACGTGTCAACAAGAACTTTTTAAAAATATTTCTAAGGAAAACCCTAATGTTGCAAAAATACAACCGCTTTACTCGCAAACCGTAATGCCCAGCAGGCGGCGGGTGTCGTCCAACAAGTCTTGCTCAGTGAACCCCATCAGCTTAGGCCACGCCTTTGTCCCGACCCCGTGTATGCCGCTCAAGGAGCCGCGATGGTGGGCTGGGCATAGTGGGATGACGTCCATGTGGTTTGAGCGCCCCCAGCCCCCCGCTAATGCCCTTGGATGATGCAGTTCGGCAGGGGTTCCCTCAAGACCAAACCTTCTGCATACCGCGCACCCCAACTCAGCCACCCTACTCATGTGTTTTTTTTCTGCCTTTGTGGTCATTTCTTCAACCCTCGGATAAATACCGCAAATGACGCCGTGGTATCACCCCCGCCCCTCATCTTGTCAAACTCAACCGCAACCTCCTCCAAGACGGTATTGCGCAACTCGTCGTAGAACTCTTGAGCCGTCTTAGGCTTAAGTTCTTCAATCTGACGCTTGCGCCAACCCTGAGCCTTCTCAATGCGCTCAAACTCCTCGTCTTCTGGTGTTATCGACATAGTCACCTTCCAAAGTGAATAAAACAAAAAGAATAACCCAACCAAAAACAAAACATGGTTGTGAAGAATCCACCCATCAGCCAAGCAAACCACCCAAGCCAAACAATGGATAACTCCCCATTGAAAAGAATTCATAAAGTTGCCTTGCCCTCAGCCCTGTTGTTAGCTTGTTCTGTGCGCCAGATTTCTACGCGGGCTTGAGCGCCCAACAAATCCCAACGCAATTTTTCTTCTATCTCAATCGCCTCGCGCAACCCTTCAAGAAGTTGCACATACTCTGGGTGCGCGTATGCCTCGCGCTCTTGCGCACCGATAGCACTCTCCATGCTTCGCTTCATCAGTATTGCTTTGAGCGATTTACGAAACTCTTCGATGTAACACCTCTCAGCTTTGGCTTTGGCAAACTTCTTGCCGTTGAGCAAGATGTAGTCAACCGCCTTGTGCGGGTCTCTGTCTTCACTCATTAGTAAATCCTCCTTTTATCGCGATTACGCTTAATAACTAAAAAAAGAAAAATTGCAAGGCATATCCAAAACATAAATCCAGACATAGCCATGAACGTCCAAAAAAAATCTCCGAAAGAATCAAACATTTACAACTCCTCTGGTGGTTGTTGGCAAGACCAATAAAACCAAGCAACAAAACCGCCAATTAACCAAGCCGCCATTCCTGACACCAAAAAAAACAAACCAAAAATATTCAACAGTGTTTCCATCAATCACTCCTTTTTTTTATAAAGTCTTCTCTCACATCAATCATTGCCTGCGCCTGCTCAAAAGCCTCGTAAGCAATGTCAATCTTTGATTTAGTCTTCACAGGCTTTTGCATCAACGCAATTAAAGCGAACATTGCGTAAATGTCAATTAAGTCTGGTTCGGTTTTCATTCAATCCCTTCTATGGTCACCTTGACCATGCCACCGACCTCGTCCGCCCAATACACACGCAGGTCTTCAATCAATGCGTCGTCCTCCATCACACCAGCATGGGTCATTGAGTCAAGCAAAGCCTTCAACAAGTTGTCCAAGTCGCGACGACGACGGTCAGGGCGGAAGCATTCAATCTCCACCTTCATTGCGTAGTCAATATGCTTGGCGGCTCTTTGAATCAGCACTTGGTCAGCAACAGCTTTGCGGTACTCGCGCCCCTTTGCGCTGATGATGGTGCGACCGTTAAAGTTGCGCCAATAGGTGTTGACCGTAGGAGGCCACGGTAGTGTTATTTCAATCATGCAATTTTCTCGCTTGCGTAAGAGGAATTAAGTTGTCACGGCAAGCAGATACAAAATTGCTATAGTTTTTGTGCTTGTCCGTGTGTGAGGCGTGTCTGCGACCACACTCGTTACAAACATGAAATTGCTGGACAAGGTCAAACTCCACACCGCGCTTCATTCTTTTGAATGCCTGCTCGGTAACAGTGTCAAACTTGTTAATGCATTCATTTAATGAGCATATTTTTTTCATTGTCAAGGGGTCAATAAAAATAACATCTTCTTTAACCTTGGTTAATTTTTTAAATTTCATTTCCATTCTCCTGTGTTACCTCTATTGCTCTTTGCCCATTGGTCTCTAACATCCGTTTCAAGTCGTGACTTGGGATGAAGTTCGTTCCATCCCTTGTGACGTCTCCCAAGGTTGTCAGTGTGACCATTGAACCAACGGTATGCGCTATCGCGATTTTCAAGCCGCATCTTGATGATGTGTCGAACGAGACAACGATGACGATGCTCATCCGCTCCTTGACCCTCTTGCCCCTCATTCAAAATCTCCCTCCCGCGTCAAACGACATTGGGTACGAGTCATGTTGCTCAATAAACTGCTGAGACTCCTTGTGATACCAAAGCGAATACCAATCCTCTGACTCGCCATTCCTTTGCTTTTCGCACATCAGGTAAGCATCAGGAATGAGCGGGTCAACGGAACCGTTCTGAGCGTCGTGTTCTTTTTTCTTGTTGCGCCACACCATCAACACGTTATCCACTTGGTCACTGATTGAGCCTGAGCCTTTGATGTCGTTCTTGTTTGGCTTGACCTCTTCGCTTGCCAACTTGCGAATGTGGTGAATCAAGTGAATGTGTACGTTGTGGTCACGAGCCAACGATGTCAACTCATCAACAAAAGACTTTTGCGCGTTGTAATCGTCCTCACCAGACACGCACTTCATCAGCGAGTCGATGAAGATGTGTTGCACACCCAACTCAACTGCGCTGTAACGCGATACAGCAATCACCTGCTGTGCTGTCACCGTACCCTGTTGGTCATACAGCCACATGAACTCATGGGCGTAGCGCCTCATGCGGTCAATCAGGCTCGTCATGTACTTAGCTTTGTCAAGATAGCGAGGCGCATCAATATTCTCGCCAGCAAACTGCCGAAGCATTCGATACAACGTGCGCTTGGGCTTCATCTCAAACGAGGCAATCATCACCTTTTGCTTTTGCTTGATGAGACCCATCGCAATCAAACCAGTGACCATGCTCTTGCCGCCACCGTTGCCACCTGCGTACAACGTCACCTCGCCAGCCCTAAACCGAAAACCTGCGTGGGTCTTAGGCCACGGCATCGTTTGGAACTCGTCCTTGGTTGGACTTGCCAACTCATCTTCAATCTCATCCAAAAATTCATGTGCGCCACGCACCTTCTGCGCAACGTCGTTGGCTTTAAGGTACTTCTCAAAGTCAACGTCTTCAGGTCGAACTACGCGGATGCGTCGAGCCTCATCAAGTTCTTGCGCTCTTTTTTGTACGTCAGACGTTTGCATATCTAATTGCCTCTTCAATTCGCTGTTGGGATAAATTTAATCGTTCTCTGTCGGTCTCGCTCAGTTTCTTACCCTTGCTCATGTCGTAAGCGCAAATTGCCACAACCAAAGCCTCAAAGGAAATAATGCGCATCAAGTCGCTGGCAAAAAAAGCAGGCTTCATGCTCTTCTTTCCTTCGACTGGATATTCGCGTCGCTTGTCGTCTGGGGGGAACAGGTCGGTCATGTCCATGCCCAGCGCCTGCACCACGCTCAAGGTCTCGCACCCAGCAAAGCAATGTAGAAGAATTCGACCATCCTCATTCTCACGGATTGCAAGGGATGGCCCCTTGTCGTTATGCGCTGGACAACAAGCCGTCCAAGACCCATTGCGACCCTTGACCTTTGTCAGCATACGCAACATACGTTCTACGGGGGTCATTTCTTATCCTTTACCCACAGACAATCAAAACAGACGCGCATCATCCAGCGCACAAACCAATTTGGTTCTTGCCCTTTATTTGGTCGATAAACCATCCCCGTGCCGTTGGGTCTGTTGCCAAACAAATAGCACTGCCATTCAGACCATTCAGGCGATTTAATAAACTTGAATTCGACTTCACTCATATCACTCTCCTGCTCACGGCTGGCGTGCCTGCATCGTCTTCCCAGCGGCGCTGGTTGATGTACGTCAGGGGTGCAGGCTCAAAGCCCGTCGTCCACTGCTCGGTGACCTTCAGGGCATTGACCTGCGCAATGATGGTCTCAGCCACAGAGTCCAACCCAGCCTTTGCCCACTTCTTCTGGCATTCAGACTTTGCAACCTTGCGTTTGGAGGTAGGCCAAGCAGACCAGAATTCATCAAATCGTGTTGATGTCGTTTGCGACGATATGGTATTTCTATTTCTGTTTCTGTTTCTGTTAGGGTTTGTGTTCGGTTCCGATTCGGTTTTCGATTCGCTTTTAAGCGGTCTGCCGCCTCGCTTTCCGAGTTGTCGATTATTTTCAACTTGATGTTGATATTTGGCAACTTCGACATGGCAACGATTGTTAAAATACCCTGTTGACGTCTTTTCAAAAAACTCACCTAAAACCGATTCGGTTATGTCTAAATCTAGGCGTATTTTCCTAGCAACCGATTCGGTTTCAAGTGGGATTTCCTTCTCACTCATGTAGTACAGGTCAAGCAGGCGTCGGTACGCCAAATCCTCTGCATCACTGAGATGAATCGTGTGCGTAAGATAGTCCCCGATGTGAAATTTGTACCATATCATTTCGCTGTCTTTCCAAAAATGTCGGGTCGAAGTTCCGCCCTCTTCACTTTCCTGCCTGTGTGCAACTCTATGTCGCGTGCCAGTTCGGGACTAGGCAGTTGTCGCCCCGTAACAATCAATGAAAACCACGTTTTGCTGATTCCCAACTTGCGTGCCATCGCTATCATTGACCCCCTCGGCTTATTTGCAAAATACTCTCTGAGTGTCATTGTGTTCCTTTCTTGTTTAAGCAAATCATACACTACAAAAAAAAGTTGTGCAAGACCATATTAAACATGATACACTGAGCCGTGTTTAACTTGAAAGCGAACCATGCACGACGAAAGTGAAATGCACCAACTTATGTTGGAAAGAATGCAAATGCTTGAGGAGGCTCTGGAAAGGGCTGAGGCGGGCGTTGCTAGTGGGGACGATTGGAACATTATTCGCAGTGAATGCGGGTTGCCCAAGCGTCCAATTGTGACCTTAGAAACCATATCAATCAGGAGCGAATAATGGCTTTAATAGCGAAAGAAAGCGGAGGCGGCGGTGAGTTTACCCCCGTACCACAGGGGATGCATCTTGCACGATGTTATCGAATCATTGACTTGGGAACCCAAGAAACAACCTACCTTGGAACGGTCAAGCACCTACCCAAAGTAATGTTGCAGTTTGAGGTGCATGGGGAAGACGAGACTGGCAAATCAATTGTTACCGCCAATAGCGCTGGTTTAGCGGCTACGTTTAGCACTGTCGTTACCGACGGCACTAGGTTCATTGTTCTTGCGTCTCTAAGCGTGGTATTACGGGGTGAGCCGTCCTTCTTCGATGGCACAGTG